ACTGTCACTGTGATGGTCGCTGCAGCCATAATACAATAATCAAATATTTTAAAATGGGATTGGTACTATACTTGCTCTGATTTTATTAATATAATATACATACCCGGCGAGTAATCCAAAAAATGCTATTAAAACATAATTGAACGAGAATTTTTTACGTTTTGTTTGGATGATAAGTTTTTCAGCTTCTTCTTTATTGGGTAATCTCTGAACACTTTGGTGTAGAAGATCTATTTTCCCTATGAGAGCGTATAGAGCTTCTAATATCTGCGCTTCTCGATTGACTGGTTTTTCCTTGATATCGACAGATGTTATTTCTAATATCATATACCATTTCGAATCTGGTTGAAGAGTGTGATACCCCCCGTCGTCCTGGTGTTCGTATATATTGAAATTAAGTTTTTTGATTGATATCGGATTGAAATAGTTCGTTTGACGCCTAAACGATTTCCATTGTTTATCTCGAAGTACTGTATGTGATCCGTGGGTGTAATGTCTCTCTAATGGAATTCGAGCAAATATTTGCCCGTGTCGTTCATCGAGCATTTGTGCACGTTGAGGAATATCCGGACACACGATATCTACATATTTGGCTATATCACTTGGATTGCTGGCTGACGTGGGTGTTGCATCACCTACCTGTGTAATATAAAAGTCAACAAGTTTTACACCGAGAACGCGGCTACTGTCTTCTACGTGTGTATTCGATTTAAGCGTGAGATCAAGTGAAAATGTATTATTCGAACCGTTAACGTATTCCGAATCAACTACAATATATTGAATTTTTTTGGGTATATCTTGTAACGATGTCATCTTATAGTGTTTCGACAAAAAAATACAGCTTAAGTGGCGAGCGATACTAATTATTTTCAACTAAAAATGGAAGCACTTGACACTCTCCGAGAACAAATTAAAAATAAATGTTCTCTCGATGTGGTTGAGGATTTGATTACACATTTGAATGATATTGAACGTGAATTTCGTCACGTTGTACGCGACAGGCAGAAACTGGAAGAAGAAAACGAACAACTTAAAAAACAAATAAAACCAAAAAAAGAAAAATATATTCGTGTGCGGTGTCCGTGTACGACGGCGAAGGGTACGCAGTGTCGTAAATTCTGTTTAGAAGGTGTTGATACATGTAAAGTTCACTCAAAACCGTTAAAAGCCCCGAAACAACCTAAAACCCCCCGGGCAAAACGGCAGATGTGTAGTGGGATTAATATTAGGGGTAACTCATGTCGCAATAAATGTATTGACGGCAAGACCTATTGTGAACGACACGATCCTGATGCCCCCGTGATTGCAAAGAAAACGAAACGCAATAAACGCCGGGAAGTGCAGATGCACACACACGACCCAGGGGAAATCCCGACAATTCGGTGTCTCTTATGTGAGACGCACGGAGATATGTTTGATCCTAACCTGGTTAATCATAAACTCATGGAAAGCTGTGGGACGAATGGGTATACTTTACGGGGTCGTATTGTCTCCAGGAGCGTATAGTACACACCCGGACAGAAATAACCTCAACTATAAATAAAGATGAAAGGTTTCGGATTTCTTGCAACTGTTATAATCCTTGGTGTATACAACTTCACGCGCCCCACTGTAAAAAAGACAGCTGCGATCGAGCCACGAAATGAGATTATGAATCGCCCCGATCATTTCATGATGGGAAATCAATATTCACCGAAATTTAATAAAAAATAATCACGTGTATATGTATAAGATGCTTGTACCAGTGGTAGTATTGATAATACTTATTACCACTGGTATTGTACTCATTTCGATGAAGAATGGTAAGTCTAGTAACATTGTCAATAAACCTCTACCATTTTTTCAACGAAATAATAAAACCCCACAAACTTTACCTAAACCCCTCGATATTCCTGTCGAGACTAAAAAACTTGATAGGGTAAAGGATATCGTGGATAAATTGGAGAACGAAGATACTATTTCACCATTGACAGTCGTGAATATTGAAAACGCTAAAAAGGTTATCGCAGAAGAAATCCCGGAGAAAAAGCGTCAAGTCGATTTGAAAATGCAGGCGACTGAGCAGGCGACTATTGAATACGAAAAGAAGGCACGAATACTCGCAGAAGAAATTGATGAGAAAAAGCGTCAAGTCGATTTGAAAATGCAGGCGACTGAGCAGGCGACTATTGAATACGAAAAGAAGGCACGAATACTCGCAGAAGAAATTGATGAGAAAAAGCGTCAAGTCGATTTGAAAATGCAGGCGGCTGAGCAGGAGACTATTGAATACGAAAAGAAGGCACGAATACTCGCAGAAGAAATCGCGGAGAAAAAGCGTCAAGTCGATTTGAAAATGCAGGCGGCGAAGAAGTCTGCAGAACAGGCTAAGAAAGCTCGAGCGGATCGAGCCGCAGCCTTTCGAGCTAAGATGGCGAAGTATAATGAGAGTAGATTGGTCGTAGAAGAGAAGATAGTTGAACCTACTGTTGATGCTAAATATGCACGTGCACTGGAAATAGCATTGAAAAATAAAGCGGTCAGATTGAAAGCGGAAGCGGAAATGAAACAACTACTCGACGAACAGCTAAAGATACAAGGGGATCTCTCTGAGAAGGAGCTCGACAACTTAGACGCTGCCGAAAAAGCTCGACAAGATATGATAGACGAAAATGACGACCTGATCGAAAAAGCCGCAATTAAACGCGCAGCTGAAGAGGTTGAAAGGGTGGCAGCACAGGCTATACTGGACGAAGAAGTTCAGGCGCTAAGGGATGAAGCGGAAGAGTTGAGGTTGGCGGAGGAGAAGCGCTTCGCTGACATTCAGACGAAAATTGACAAAGCCACAACCGATGCACTCGCTGAATTAAGAGAAGCCGAACAAGAGCAATTGAGTATGGATCAAGCCGTCGCCGCCCAGTTGTCGGACCTAGAAGTCGAAATTGCAAGATTAGAATCTATTGCTCGGGATGCGCAACTTGAGTTTACTAACAACCAACTTGTATTTGATGAACAAATGCGCCAGGAGGGTATAGCCAACATGCAGTTTCTGTCTGATCAAAATAGAGCATCCCAGCATGCATTCGCCGGCATGTTTTATCGAAAAGTAAAAGACGTAAACACTGCAATAACCGCCCCCGCCGGACTAGAGGGGAAGGTGATGATTAATGCATCAGATGGATTGCCCGTCGAATGGGAAACGTTCACGAGCAAGCGGGCCGATGGGTATGATGGTTACAAACTGTCTCTAGTTGACGATGGAAACATCAAGACCTGTATAAAAAAATGTAATGAGTTTCATAGATGTGAAGGTTTCGCTCACGACCGGAAGACAGACAAATGTTATTTAAAATCAAGACATGCAGAGCAACTGGAAGAGGCTATGCCCGGGTATGATATGTATTATAAGAGCTTCAAATACACAACTCCGGAAGAACGGGTGAAGATTGAAGCCGCTCTCGCTTCGAAAAAACGGGCGGATGAGATGGCACAAATGATGTACGATGAGAAAATGAGGATGGCCCCGCTTATCGCCGCCAACCAAGCGTTGGCGCGGGAAAAACGTAAATTGTATGAGGCTGCTCAGGATGCTCTCTCCGAGAAGAGAAAGCAAGACCAAGTGGCTATAATGAAGAAATTGAAAGCTGAACAAGAAGAGGCCCAACTCCTTCGTGATGAAGAAACGATCAAAAATTCAAGTAATAGGTGCGGTCCTACACAACCCCCGGCATTTGCCACAGAGGGGCAAAAGTGTACAGTCGTAGGTGATTGTTGTGGTGCATATGATGATGTTCATGGTCGATGTGGATCGAGTTCCAAGCACTGTGATAATCGCCAATTTTGGTCTAAACTATACAAATATGATGGACCTACTACCCCCCCGAAACCCGAGAATGATCCCAGTCCTATCAACGATGTGGTGGTACCCATACCAATACCCGTCACACAATATCGAAAGGTAGAAAACACGCGGATTCGGGTACCACTGCAATTCATAAACCCGAAGCAGTATGGAAAAACGTCGATTAATGCGTCGGATGGTTCGTTCGTCACTATCAATGGGAGGCCGAGTCATAAACTGACGGAAGTCGACAAGGGGGATGTGCAAATGTGTATGCAAACGTGTAATAGCTTTGATAAATGTGAAGGTTTCGTTCACGAACGGAGTACAGACAAATGTTTTTTAAAATCTGTACATGCAAAGCAACTGGAAGATAGCGGGATCGACGGTTATGATATGTATTACAAATACCACGACGACCTTTTCGACGCCGCGGAACGGGGAAAGGCAGAGCTCAAGGCGCTGCGAGCGGCAGCACCAGCACCGGGAGCTTTAGGAGAATGGATTCAAGCATCGCGATCCCCAGCACCACCACCGGGTTCCTTTTCTTTTCGAGAATGGTGTCGAGTTAACCCTACAAATCCACTATGTGAAGACACAGCACCAGTACCAGCGCCAGCACCAGCGCCATCGCGAACGTGGGGTTCGGCACCAGCACCAGCACCAGCTTCTAACGTTTCTAAAAATGGACGGTGTGGTCGTATTTTTGGTGGGACTATATGCCCGGGTCGTCAGTGTTGTTCCAGTAATGGATGGTGTGGTGGAAGTGTAGGAGGATATAGTGCCTATTGTGCAT